TCTGGGGCGAATGCGTTTTCATGAGCATATGAACTTCCAATTGGATTGCATTTTAATGATTTAAGAGCATTTCTAAAAACGATATCACCGTCTTGTCCATTTGTTTTAAACCAATATACTCCACTGACGTGGCTAGTACCGTGATCGTGAACATGAGCATACTGACCTGGTTTGGTTAGTGTTAGCCATGAAGTTTCGATGGCTGCTTTGTAACACGGTTTAACATTCATCATTCTCATATAATTGAAACAATGGTGCATTATACACGAGGTGATCACTCTCATTGTTTCGTCTTTTAAAATAGACTGGCTAAAATCGCCTTGATTAGATAGGTAATGAGTGCTGGAATTCCAATATGGATTTGGCCCCCAACGATCTTCTAGATGCAGTTTATCAACCACAGTCTGCATCTCGGCCTGTATTTCGGTATATTCTTTACCTTCTGTTTTGTATGTGTATAGGGGAGAAGGAAACAAGGAGTAAATTCGGCCTTCGGTTTGATTATTCATGTTTTCTCCATCTTTAAATAAACATCATCTGATTGATTCTGTAGGCATCGCCAACAAACCAATCAGGTTGCATCACTGCTGTGTGAACATCAGTTTGTCTATATAATGTCAATCTATTAAAAGCCATTTCTGCATATCCCAGTTCTTGTCCGGTTTCAGAATAAAACGCTGTGCCGCCGTGAGATTCGTCATTGTAGTTTAAATATACAGATGCTGCAAATCTACCCGGATCTGCACTATCTCTATGGGGAGTTGGCTGGTCTTGTCCTTGCATTACATTTACCATGAATGTTATAAACTTGAATGTTTCACGTATGTCTTTATCGATCTTGCGTGGTCCGTCATTGAAATTTTCACTGATTAGTTTAACAAAAGTATCGGCTAAACTTGTTAGATCAATCCCAAGACTAATTGACAGGCCGGGATATGTATTTCTAATCATGCTCTTAGATGCAGGAATAGAAAGAGCTAATTCTCTAACTTTGTCAGGGCTAAGATAAAAGTTATCAACAATGACACATTTGGTATCACCTAACTGATGTACATGTACTTCAAAATTAGGATTAACTGCAAATATGTCTTGTTCATTTATTTTTTTAATCATGCTCTATCATTATGTTCAATCTCTACCATCATTTTAACAGCTGGAAAATAAATGTAATTAATTCCTGAGTTATAAAGGGTGCGCATGGCATCGTCAATGGTTTCAACCAATGGCTCGCCGCCTAGGTTAAAGCTGGTATTAAACAATGCAGGAACACCTGTTTGATTTTTAAATTCTTTAATCAGATTATACCAATGAAAGTTTTGTTCTTCAGTCACTGTTTGAATTCTACAGGTACCATCAACGTGTATAACTGCTGGAATCTTTTCTTTCACACCTGGCTGACAATTTACAGCATACATCATAGACGGAGAATCTTCCATGCCACGCAGATCAAACCAATCATGCACATCATCTTGTAATACTGATGCAGCAAATGGTCTAAAATATTCTCGTTTTTTAATCAAATTAACAAAATCTTTACCGTCGGCAAATGTTGGATCAAACATCAGTGATCTGTTGCCTAGTGCTCTAGGACCGTTTTCGCAGCGTTCTTGGAATAGTGCTACGATGTTTTTAGATCTAATAGTCTTAATAACATCTTTGTAATCAACATTTATTGTTACACTACCACCATACTTGGCCGCAGTTTCTATTACTGCATCTTCAGTGATATGTTGTATCGGACCTAAAAATAAATTTTCATCTTTTGATCTTACTTTTGTATCTTGAGATGTTTTATAGTAATGATAAAATGCTGCACCCATAGCTGTACCTGCATCGTTTGATACTGGCTCAACATATATCTTTACACCTTCCGGTAAGTGCTGTAAGTAGAAATAATTAGCAACACAATTCAACCCGTACCCTCCGCTGATAACAATATTTTTATTACCTGTACGTTTAATTGATTTTAAAATCAAGTCAAGTACTAGTTGCTGAGATTCAGTTTGGACATTGTAGGCCATGTTTCTTCTAGAAGCCAATTGTGTTAGATCTTCTGCATCAGCTTCACTCATTTGTTGCTCGTACCGCTGCATTTGTCGTCGATCGTTGGGGTCAGTTACTGATCTATGAATAATTTTTGGATCGTGTATTCTGTCATCTAGCTCAGCATAGCCTTCTTCATTGACCAGTGCGCCATTAGGATATGTATTAGCAAATAGATCTTTATTACCGCCAAAATTACCATAAATCTTAGGTGCTTTGTTCGGTTCTCCATACGGAAACAGACCCATAGTTTTACCCGCTTCTATCGAGTCGAATCCACAAAATCTAGTTACTGCTTCATATGCTTTAACAATACCTGTTTTATCATTAATTATAACTTCTGTACCGTTCCCATCACTATTGTAGTGTTCAGTCCTCCAAGGTCCGTTGCCTCCAAAATGCTTGTACACTTCCTCAAAGTTTGCAGGGTATGAACAATCATATATACTTTCAACTTCAAACATGGTTTGACCGTCTGGGCGTTCAATAAATGTACCTGCACCATCTACAATGATAGCACTTGCTTTATCAAACCCAGATCTATAAAATGCCAACGCGGCGTGACTTCTATGGTGTTGATCGTGATATTTAAATACTTGGGTATTAATATCGTCGATTAATCTCAACTTCCTAGCAAGTGCAGAATACACATCTTGCCTTACATAATCGTTTATTGGTTCGTCATGACCTTGTGTGTGTGATATTGCCAAATAATCAATCTTATCAGTATAGTCAAGAATTTTAACCATACTCGCAAGCGGGCCGCCGTCATATTTGTAGCGAGATAGTCTTTCTTCTTCAATAGAAAATACAATTTTTCCATCTTTTAAAAGACAAACTCCTGCATTATGCCCTCGAGCAATACCTGCAATATATCCTGTTTTTTGCATTATTTTTTCCTTGTGACATTTATTTCAAGCACAGCTGGGTGCAGAACACCCAGCAGCTTGTTTAGGTTCAACATATGCCTTGGCAGTTTTACCTAATGTAGTTTTAATTTTTTTGACGATTGTCTTGATAGTTTCGTCACTAAGCACCATTAGATTTTCATTGTGTCTATCAATCCTAATGTCTACCGCAACTCTTATTGGAGAATACCGTCTTTCGTCTTTGCCGTTATCAATTATAGTAAGTGTGCTGCTGCCAGGATACGAAATATTTTCAGGGAATGTACCGCCTATAACCACTGTGCCTGGTTTCTTTAGAGCATGTGCAACATGCTGTCCCACTGAGTCGCAGCCCAAGAAATAATCAGCAGCATTAATAATTGCAGTCCATTGTAATAAACTAACACTCTCTGGTACCATTACTCCTAGTGCTCTGTTTCCAGGAATTTTTAACTCGCTCATCATTATAACAGCATAATCTTTATTCAGTTCTTCAAGTATTTTTACAATATCATCGACTTCAAATGATCTACCACTTTCGTCAATGATAGTATTGCCCTGTAATCCAGCTGTTTTTCCAAATGGTTGGAAGATTACTACTTGTTGCTTTTTAAAATGATTTCTAGCTTCGTTGACCAGTTCGTTGGCTTGTGCAATATCCTTTTTGCCAATAAAGATATTGTATTCTTTGGTTTCTGGGATGATTTCGGGCGGAACATCGTAGTTGATCAACATGTCAAACGCCTGCACAAGATTGCATCTTTGAGTAAAGTATGCGTTTAGTTTATACGGTTCGGGAGTTATGATTTCTCTATCTTTTAATTTTTCAAAAAGATCTGGGTTGGTAGCATGATGCACATTATTTGCTAATATTTTGCTGGTTAAATATAGATCTATCCAACCTTCAACAACAATGACTGCTGTTGGATCAGTGTGCTTGACATAGTGCTCTAGTGCGGGAATGGCACATAGTACTCGACCTGCGCCGCCATTTATAAAAAATGCTTTTTTCATTGATATCGTAACCTTTGCTATCTAGTACGATATTTATTTTGAGGGCTAGGCCTCTAAGAATAATGTGAGCGAGCGTTGAGTATTGTGCTGTTGCCAGCACAATACTACTCGAAATTAATTAACGCCTGGGGGTAGATTTTGTAAAGCATCAGCATCGGAGGCATCTCTGTCTGCGATTCTAATAACCTGAACGTGCTCATGTTCAAACTCCATGTTAGGACCGTCTTCAGGACTCCGAGGAAATCTCACAAGATAGTTAGGTACATCTGCCCAATCTGCAGGAAGGTCTCTAAGTTTTTGTCTATAATCCAGCCATTGTTGTTTCAGAGCTTCTGGCATGTCTGGAGCAATTTTGCCATCACTCGCAGCTAGCCTTGTATCTCTCATCTTTCTAAGCCGCTCATCACTAAACTCTCTTTTGTTCTCAAAGAATTTAAGCGGTGCTGTGTAATCGTCAGTTACAGATTGTTTATCATAAACAATTCTAATATCAGAAGGATCTACAACTGTGGCATTTGGTTGATCAACTGGACCAACAGAAACTTCGTAAATCTTTGGTGCTTCTAATCCGCCGTAGATCAATCCAATTTTGCAGCAGTTTATGTCGGTATCTGCTTTTAATATTTCTCTTTTGAGATCCAATGGTAGGGGACGATCTGGCTCGTCTTCTGGTGCAAACGCCTGCGTCAAATAGCCAGTTTCTTTATCGAGCCACATGACTATTTCGTCCGGGCCTTCGTATAACTGTGTACTGGTTTTACCCAACGTATTTTCCAACGAAAATAAGTGATCTGGTATGCTGTATGTCAGCATTTTGGTTATGTGTGCCATTTATTTCTCCTTAACTATATGTTATTCTAACAAGACCACCAGAACCAAAACTGCCCCAACAGGCACTCGATGAGTCGATTGCGTGGCCTGAGCCGCCACCGCCTGGGAAAGCTGCGTGTGCTGAACAGCAGGCCAAATTGCCCACGCAGCGATGTTTGCCGCCAATTCCGTGAGGTGCAGACCACGGGCCGCTTGGACCACCTGCTACTGCGAACGCATCGGCACAACAGTTGTATTGGTGATTATATGATCCAGTTGTGCCTCTAAAACACATATCGGACCCGTATACTGGGCTATTACAAGCATGATTGACCCAACCAGCATTGTAGTTGCCTAGATCGCATTGAGTATTTCCAATGTGGCAGTTGTAACAGTTTGAGATCATGTCCCATGAAGTCGACCCACCCATGCCGCCGATGGCACAGAAGTTGCTGAGACCAGTGCCGTTGACATAACTGGTGCATCCATGACGACAATTTTGGTTACATGAACAGCAGCAGCTACAGTCCGATGATCCAGCGGCACACACAGTGTATGTTGCGCCATCTGCAAATCCATTCACTGATTTTTGCAGTGTTCTTACGCCATAATTGCCGCCTTGGCCACCAACTCCGTGATCATGGTCACCACCTGATGAGCCACCTGGGCCGCCACCTGACAGTATTTCAAACTTTATAGATGTAGTACCATTGGGTACTACAAATGCACAACAACGACCGCCATTCTGTGGGCTCCAATTGTTGACATTCCAGACATAAATTTCATTAATTTCTGCAATTTTACATTGATGTTGGCTGTTGCCGTAAATTATTCCTGTACTCGATAAACACGTTGGCATTTATTTCTCCTTAACTATATGTTATTCTAACGAGGCCACCTGAGCCAAAACTGCCCCAGCAGGCACTTGATGAGTCAATTGCGTGGCCTGCGCCGCCGCCACCTGGGAAAGTTGCGTGTGCTGAACAGCAGGCCAAGTTACCCACGCAGCGATGTTTGCCGCCAACTCCGTGCTGTGTACTAATTGGTCCAGAAGGTGCTCCTGCAACAGAAAAGTTATCTGCACAACAGTCATATGAAGAATTGTATGATCCAGCTGTTCCTCTAAAACACATATCAGACCCGTATACTGGCGAGTCACAAGCATTATTGCCCCAACCGGCATTGAAGTTACCCACGTTACACTGAACATTACCAATGTGGCAGTTATAGCAGCTGGAGGTCATATCCCACATAGTAAAGCCACCCATGCCGCCGATGGCACAGAAATTGCTGAGACCAGTGCCATTAACAAAGCTGGTGCATCCATGACGACAATTTTGGTTACATGAACAGCAGCAGCTACAATCCGATGAGCCAGCAGCGCATACAGTATATGTTGCGCCATCTACAAATCCATTCACTGATTTTTGCAGTGATCTTACACCATAATTGCCGCCTTGGCCACCGATGCCGTGATCATAGTCACCACCTGACGAGCCACCTGGGCCGCCACCTGACAGTATTTCAAACTTGATTGAAGTAGTCCCTGTGGGTACTGTCCACGCACAACACTGGCCGCCATTCTGTGGTGACCAATTGTTGAGATTCCAGACATAAATTTCTCTTTGTTCTTCAATCCTGCACTTGTGCTGACCATTGGAAAAAATTATACCGCAATTTGATAACTGTACTGGCATTTTTAATTCTCTCTTTTCATATCTTCAATTTCTGCTTTTAGCGCCTTGACCGCTTCTATCAGCAAGGGAATCAGTTTTTCATACTTTACAGCAAGATATCCGTCTTCTCTTTCAACCACAGCTGATGGTACTATTTCTTTTACTTCTTGAGCAATAACTCCCACGTCCAGCATGGTGCGTTCTGGATACATTTCTTGCGCAATTTTATTCCAGTGATACTGATAGCCTGATATTTTTAACAATTTTTCTAGGCTATTTTCAATCTTTGAAAGATTTTCTTTTAGTTTAATATCCGAAGCTGCATATGCAACAACTTCTCCGCCTACATACAATGCACCACTTACGCCAACTCCGCCAGTTACTACCAGTGTTCCAGAGGTGTTGCTGTTGCTGGTCTGAGCGCCTAACAAATTCAACTTGCCAACGCTTGGCTGAAATGTCATTTTGGTAGTTGACACATTTAAGTCAGACACTGTGCCAGTGGCAAGGGCGAATAAAGGATAATGGGTGCTTGCTGATGATGTTTGATCAGTAACTGTAACAGATTTTGATGTCCAACTCAGGATCCCTGATGAATTGGTTGTGAGTACTTGGCCCGTTGAGCCGTCGGCAGCAGGCAGTGTCCAGGTTAAATCAGCCGCTATCGTTGCAGGTGCAGCAAACGCAACATAGTTCGAGCTGTCTAAGTCGCCGAATCTCAAAGCTTTCTGCGTATTTAATTGAAAGCTTGCAGTAGAAACCATCCGACCGGTTCCGCCCGGACTAAACGTAATATCTTGATTCGCCGCGGTGGACAATGCCGAGTCGGGCGAAATTTGGATAGCTCCTACCAGCGATGAACTACCTACAAGGCCGCCTGTGATTTTTCTTGACATAGTCTTATCCTTTTATTAAGCTGTTGCAGTTTCAATACCGTAGACCACAGCATTCACGCTTACAGCGCTTGAGCGGACCACTAATCTTTTATCTGCATCCATAACAATACCTGTGCGCTCCAACACACCCTTGGCCGATAATGAAGTATCAAATTCAATGTACTCCGAAACGTCCGGGGTTGCTGCCGTTGCCGCAGTGCAAATTGCCACTTGAATAGTGACTGCTGATGCGCTGCGATTGCATATGCTGAGTGTTACCACTGCAAATGTACTGTCTGGTACATCGTATACCGTGGTATTGGTCGCCGCTGATAGATTTGCTACTCCTAGTCTTCCTGTTGCCATAATGTATTCTCCATGTATATATTTATGTTAAAAAGTAATTGAACGCTATCGGTAATCCAATAACCCCGCCTCTGAACTCAAAGACTGCATTCATCTTGATTGGTCCTGTTGTCACAGTAGTTATCACGTTTGAGCTGATAAAAATACTACCTGCTGTCACGGAGTTCACGTTCAAGCTAGCACCACCGCCACCAATTTGGCCTGCGATATATGCTTTGATTGCTCGTTGTGTGGGCACAATATTATCTGAATCAGCGGTAAAGAACGGATCTGTTGAAAATTCCGTGATAGTAGCTGATCCTCCACCCAGTGTTACGTTGCCTAGGTTAAGTTCTTGCAGACCTGAAATATTAAACGCATCTGCATTCAAGGTAGCAACACCAGTGCTTTGTTCAATGGCAAACAAATCGCCAACTCGGAAGTTACCGTCTTGATCCGTGCTTGTAAAGAACACTCGCCCACCGCCTGATTCCACAGCTTCATTTGCAGGAATTGCCGGTTGCAGTGGCAATCCTGGATAATTGGTATCAATAAAACTGCCTGTACCTATGTCTAAGAAGTCGTGTCCAGTGAGTCGAACTTGGCTGTATTTCAGTCGCATAGTGATGGCTGCACCGTCGGGTGGCGCTTCTGATATAGTTAGAGTAGGACTCAGCTGTAGAAACGCTGTGTGAGATCCTTCATTGTCTCCGAGGAAAGTCACCACATTCACTAACTTAAACACTCTGTCAGGTAAATGACTGAATACCACATTGGAACCTGGTGTAGGTCGTTGATTGAGTCTGCGGCTGGCCACAAACGTGCCAGATTGAAACAGATCTGAATAACCATCACCGGTGTTTACTTCACCGCTGCCTGTGACAAACTGTGTGCCTCTGTTCACAAAGCTAGGATTAGCTAATACGCCACTGTTCTTCCTCACTGTTACAGGAGATTCAAATGTGTTGTTGGGATCAGTGAATGTGATTGTAGGCACAGTGGTATAGCCTGATCCAGGTTCTGTGATATTGACCTGGAACAGTTTTTCAGCAGCCACTTTGGCTCGACCTCTAGTTGTGGCTCCTGTTCTGATATATGTGGCTACAGTACCAGTGCTGGCCCCAACTCCCACAAACAAGCCGTATCTGTCTCTATTACCAAAAGTGATTGAGTTGAAACCGCTGGCTGCTGTAGATGTGGTTCTTGTAGTCCAAGTAATGCCATCTGGTGATGTTGCTGCTGCTGTGGATTCGCTCACAGCAAGGAATACTCCTTGGCCGTAAGTGACTTTGTACCAATCTGCTGTGGCCGGTAGTGTGCTGGCTGTCCAAGTTATACCGTCTAGACTATAAGCTGCAATTGCGCCGTTGGTATTTGAAATAGCAACAAATCTGTTGTTACCGTAGGCAATGCTTTCCCAGTTTGATGAACTAGGCAATGCACCTGCAGTCCAAGTGCCTGTGACTGTGGTTGAAGTAGCATAATTGGCCACTGAGCTACCTCTCTTTATGGCTACAAATCTGTTTTTACCGTAGGCAATTGCTGTGAATCCAGTTGTGGTCAACGTTCCAGTTTGATCCCAGTTTTCGCCGTCGTTACTGATTCGTACTGTGGTTACATCACTGCTGACTGCCACGAATTTTTGTGCACCAAATGCCACATCAACCCATGCAGCAGACGTTACCATGCTAGTTGCTGACCAAGTAATACCGTCGTCACTGTATGCGCCTTTGGTGTTAGCGGCAACTCCTGCTACTGCTACGAATCTGCTGACTTTACTTAAAGAAGAATTGTCGTCAAACAGGCCTGCAGCCATAGCTGACCAGGTTTCCACACTAGGCATCAAGCTGGTTCTTGTGGTCCATGATACTCCGTCTTCTGAGGTTGCACCTACTGTGCTACTTCCTCTTATTGCCACATATCTACCACCTATGCCGTAGCCTGAATGATCAAAGTCTATGATAGCGCCTGTGGTTGAATTCACTGCTGTGATTGTGATCACTAGATCATTAGTAGTTGTGGTGCCGCCTAGGCTGGTACCTAAAATTGTTATGGTTTGCAATCTAGTATAACCTGTGCCTGCAGCCTGCACAGATGGTGTGTATTTCCATCCATTGCGTATCACTGTGAAAGTAGCACCTAAGCCGGAACCTGTGTAAGTACCTGTTAGTGTGGTATACACTGCGGCGGTTTCACCGTATTTCACTGCGGTCCAGTCTCCTGAAGTTGGCAGTGTGGCCGCTGTAGAAGTATAGCCAGGTGCAGTAAATGTGACTCTTGGTTCAATGATATATGTGGTAGACGCATCGGGTGATGCAATTGTTGTGCCTGCTATTAAATGATCAAATCCTGCTGTGCCGTCTGATTCTTTGATCAATCCGGCCACTTTAGTACCTGAATTATATGTGTTGATGATACCAAACTGGCCAACGCCTGCACCACCTGTGATCACAATTTTCATACCTATGTAAGCAGTGCTGGATTCTCCGTCTGTGGCAGCAATGGTAACAGACGTTGATGTACCACCCTGTGCAGTGTTGGAGTTGGTGATATAACCAAAGCCTCCGAGATTGCCGTCGGCCTCTGGAGCATTGGTACTGTCATCTATAAGATCCAACATGCGAATTTCAAATACAGCATCGTCACGGAACTCGTCAGTTTCAACAACTTGTCCGCTGCCACCACCTGTGAGCGTATAATTAACTTCTGTGTAGTCTATACCTGCATTTTGGAATTCTATTTGTAGCAGTGCAGATCCATCAGTGATAACACGATCAATTACTGCTTCAAACTGTAGTCTGTTGTCTACTATGCCGGTGTCTGGTGTTTCCGTTGCGTCAAATCCTTCTGCCACAGAACCAAAATCACCATAGGAATTGTTGCCGTTGGTAGCTCTGATTCTGCCGCCGTTTTCTGCTAGATATGCTATGTGATTGTAGTAAGCAAACACAGAAACAAGTTCTGCACGACCATTATTGGTAATCCATGCGCCGATACCGTCGCTGAGCACCTGGGTGAAGTCATTGCTAACTATGGAATCGTTGCCACCATTATGTAATGCACCATCAATTTTTTGACCAATGCAAGCTGTGCCCAATGTGGTCACACCCTGTACATATGGTGAACGTGTGATGATCCATGTGCGATAATCTTCTGGGCCCCAACCTGGATCAAGACTTGCGTATGCTCCTGCACTCACTCTTGATGTGCCAAATTCATTAGGTGCCAACAAATCACCAGTTAGTCCCTGTAGAGTTTGATCTCTAACTCCGGTGCTATCACGTAGATAGTACATGTCCTCTTCTAGGCTACCTGTGACACTGTTGGCATAATATCTAGCTGCATATCTAGATTTGTAATTACCTGGATATTTCAAATCGTACTTGAGTGCATCGATATAGGTGTTGACATCTCTGAGGCAGGCTGTGCTGCTGTAATACAAAGCCACGGTCATCGAACCACTGCCGTCGGTGGCAATATCAAACGCTGTGTTTGAATCTCTTGTGGTGGCAATCTTAAAAGTAGTTGCACTCACCACATTCTGTACATAGTAAGTGGTAGTTGTACTCACTCCGCCAATAGTACCTGTGAATCTTATAGCTGCGTTTCTTGTCATCCAAGAAGTAGATGAGCAGGTGAACAAGTCAGTGGCTGCTGTGGCAACGGTAACTGTGGTAGTATATGTGGAATCGATGTAAGCATCAATTTCCGCAACTATATAATCTCTGTTGCGCTCTAATTGCAGCACAGCATAATCAACCATTCTATTACCTGTGGCGCAACGACTGCCTTCATTGGTAGCGCCGTAGAGGATATCATCTACCAAGGTCATTAGTGTTTCAATACGAGCCTGTGCAGTAGCATTGCCGCCTACATTGGCTATGGCTTCTGTCTTGGCATTAGTTAATGCATCTCTAGTGATAGTTTTTTGGTTACCGACAAATACTTCTGATGCTGATGCTCTTAGGTATGAGTATGCTGCTTCTCTAGTTTTAAAGTTGCTGTTAAACATGAAGTCAAACATCACAGCTTCTAATATCAATCGAGTATCTCTAATACACTTGGTTTGGAGATATAGAATCTTAGCTGTAACCCCATCAGTTTTGTAGGCACTCGGGAATATTGCATTAAAGGCAGTACCGCCCGACGATAAGCAAGATACAGTGATACTTGTTATGTTAACAATATCACCTGCTGCTAGACCGTGTGTTGCAGTGGTTACTATCGCATACCCTGTAGATTCGTTGTAGACAAAGTTGCTAATTGCCAAGGTTGAACTATCAGACTTAGTTACTGTTCCACCGCTGACATATGTATGTACTAGATTGGTTTTTCCAACGTATATTCTAAAATTTGTTGAAGTCAATGATGTTTCATCTACCACAAAGTCAGTGTGCCATGCTACTGCATTTAGGTCATCTACAACATTTTGAACAATGGTTTCTTGTGCAGCATCTAATGTGTTAGCTGCTGTGATCAATGCAGTGGTTGATGTAACAGCGTTAGTTGCAGTTGGGTAATCAATAGTTTCAAGATCAATGGCAAGACCGCTGCCGTTGGTAAACGTTGTAAGTGTTCCAGCACCGTAGGTAGCTGCCAAACTAAATGTGTTGGCACTAGCGACTGCCGACACCCAATATTTGACCCCGTTGACTAGTCCGTTGGCGGTGATTCTTGGAATTACCGCATCTCCTACTGCCAAACCGTGTGCAGTAGATGTGAATGTATTTGTACCTGCAATGGTGGTCACATTGATCTGAGGTGTTGTAGCCTCAGTGGAATCACCTTGTATGATATTGGTAATGATGTCTACCAATGCTCCCACTGTGACATTGGCAGCGGCTCCGCCTGTTAAATTAGTACTGTCAGTCCATTGAGTGGCAGCGTTGCCTGTGGACTTTGTGACTGAGGTATTAGCGATAATCTCCTGCACAATGATTTTTAGTCTGCCGTAGGCAGCAACAGTGGCAGCAATTTCTGTGCTGTCAATCTGTAATGTTGTACTGTTATCGCCGTCAAAGTAGGCTGTGCCAGCTACTAACGTGGCCCAAGTTCCGCCATAGGTCAAGTCATAGCCCATGGCATCAACAATAAATGCCACATCACGTTTGCATTTGGTTCTAGAATATTTCACTGCGGGGAAATTCACTGTCAAATACGCAGTAATTTCTTCTTTGATAAATTCTTTGTTTTCACGCAGCAGTGTTCTTGCATCGCCAAACCCTGTTAAGAATGCAGTATTATATCCTGTGGGGTTCGCAGAACTCTCCATGAACGTAGAGCTGATCTTGAAATCAATTTGATGCTGCATGACTCTGACCAACTGTGCAGCATCAGCTGCTTCGTCAGTGCTGGCATATGGGAATACTGCACTTTGAACTGTGGTATTACCTGAGCTTTCTGTGACGTTGGTTCCTCGTACGATCTGATCAACCACTGTTTGCAATCTAGTCAATGCACCTACGCTGTAGCCTGCATCAGATCTATTAGTCTGACTGCCTGCAGGTCCTGCGTTGGTCGAACGTAGTTCATCACCGATCACACAGGTCTGTTCTGGTACAATAATAGGCAGTGTTTCACGATATTGACCTGTGGCAATTCTTATAAGATTGCTAGGACTGTATCTTGCTGGTACACTGGCTATAGCAGCAGCTATCTGAGGTGCTGTAACCGCTGCTACTCTAGCAGTGATAGCATTTGTGATAAGTGTAACACTTGCTGTTACTGTGGTCAATGCAGTAGCTTCTGCTGTGAGGCCGCTGTTGAAATATTGAGCCACTGTGGCAGTGGAATTGTCGCCGTTCAGTGTCTGATAATTTATTGTTGGAGCTGTCTGTGCCAAAACATTGCCGACAACTGTGAGCATGTAGTTGTAGGCAGCTACGGATTTGGTTCCTTCGGTAGTCAACCCTGGATATGCTTCTGTCTCACCTGGGCTGAGTCCGCCAATCAATGAATTGGCCACTCCACGTGATTTAATATTACCACCATGGCATAAATCATAGATCACTGCATCTAGTGTAAATCCTACATCTCGCTCACATTTAAAATCATCGTAGACAAATCCAATAAATGGTGCAATGTTGTTGGTGATTTGATTCTGTATAAATTCTGTGACTTCGCGTTGGACAAACACACGATTCAATTCCAGCAGATATCGTGCATCGGGATTTCTAGGACCACGTTCTACCTGTTCACAGGCATAGCGAATGGTCTTGAATGGTTTGTCCCAAGTTCTTCCATGCACGGGTGAAGGTAGATCTGTACCTGTGGTTGCTACAAAATATGTGTGGTCTGTTTCGCCTAAGGTGACCCATTCTGGATCAATACCTGTGGAAACCAAGACCTGTCCTTCTCTGCCAATTGGCAGTCTTGTAGGACCTGCACCGCCATAGTAGACCAAATCGCCTCTTACGGAAAGAATATCAGTTTCAGAACCCACACTTAGTAGACTCCAGTATGTGCCGGTGCTGTCTTGATCAGGTCTACTGTAAACCTGTCCGCCGCCTGCTGCACCTACTGTGGATCCGTCGTCGCCTTCTGATCTGTGAGATAACAAACAGATATAGGCGTTTGCGCCAAATCTCACAGCGTCACCTAGCAGATAATCTCTGTCATCTGACCATAGACCTTGCCAGCTGATACCAGCATTGAGTCTTGACCAGTATGTGGTGTTTGGTGGTTCTGCCGATACAGTAGCAGTCATTGTGCCTGCGGCATCTGCAGTGATATTGAAGGTTGTGCCGCCTGGAGTGGTGCTGACTGTGATGTTACCTGCTGCCACAGTTTTCACATAGTATCTGGCAGTGGTAAACACATTACCAAATGTTGTGCCAGTAAATCTCACTGCCATGCCTACTACTATGCCTGTGGTTGAGGCTATGGTAAATGTATCAGTGGCTGCGGTTACCTCTGTGACAGTAACGGTAGTTGAAGGAGCATCTTGTGCTGCCAAATATGTGTAGCCGCCTATAGATACCACTTCGCCTATCTTGTATGATGTAGTGTTGGCCCATGCAGATTGAAATTTAAATCCTTCTGTGTACAGGTCCCAATCTGTTGTTGTGATTACAGGAGTCGCTGCTGCAGATGCAGCAGTATGCACAGTTTTAGCTATGTATTGATTACCACCGTAAACAACGATGTCGCCTGGTTGATACAGAGTTGAATTGCTCCAGGTGTTTTCAAATTCAGTGCCTTCATTGAACTGAGTCCAACGACCTGCTGTGCTGTCGGTTAAGAATGCAGCATCTGCGGTATGCTGAATAGCACAGATCCACAGGCCAGCGCCGTATTTGACTACATCATTGAGTTTGTATCTAACAGCAGTGGTCCATGTGCCTTGGTATTCTACGCCAGGATTAAATGTATCCCATTTGGCTTGATCTGCTTCTAGTCCTGATGCTGCGGTAGCAGCTGAAGTGTGGTAAAGGTTACACACATAGGTGTAACCACCGTACTTGACTAGATCATTTACCTTGTAACGGGTAGACACTGTCCAACTGGTTTTCCAATCGAATCCTTCTGCATACACAGTCCATTTGGCTTGGTCTGCTTCTAGACCCGACGCTGTGGTAGCAGCAGAAGTGTGGCTGTCGTTGCAAATGTATAAGAGGCCGCCGTACTTGACCACGTCGTTGAGTTTGTAGAAAGTGCTGACATTCCAGTCGCCGGTCCACGATTGGCCGTCGCTCATCTGATTCCATTTGGTTGGACTGTATTCTAAATCTGTGTTGAAATCTGCACCAGAAGTATGCCCTATCGCACAAATATATGTACGAGCACCGTATCTAACAACATCATCAATATAATATGTTGTTGCCGCGGTCCATGTATTCTTCCATACAAATCGAATTCTACCTAATTTAAATTCTGCCATTTTCTACTCCGTATTCTATATTTAGTTTGTTATGTGGTTCAATCGAAAGACCTGTAAAACATTGTTTGTGCTAGCATTATACCAGTTATTCCAGATAGTGCACCATTAAATTCTGCTAATACCGGCACTATAATACGCAACCCCGCAGTGCTGTTGATTCTATCAGGACCTACTAGGATAGTACCAGCAATAAAACTGCCCACTGCAATTTCCGATCCGCCAACGCTGAGTCTTCCAGCAAGGTATGCTGCAATAGCACGTTGAGTTGGTACTATGTTGTTGGAATCTGCTGTGAACAACGGGTCTGTGGAAAACTCTCGGACCACCGCACCAGTTCCACCTACTCTAATTCCGCCCAATCTCAATTCTGTCAAGCCTGCTAGATCAAAGAAATCAGAACTAATAGTTACCACCCCGGTGCTCTGCTCAACAGCAAATAACTCGCCAGTTCTAAAGTTGCCGCTTTGGTCGGTTGAAGTATAAAACACCCTACCTCGATCCAACTCTACTACTTCGTTTTCTGGAGCAGGTTCATAGAATCCCGAATACAGCAATGGATAATTGGTTTCTTCAAAATTGCCTGTGCCTATGTCTAGAAAATCGTGTCCTGTAATTCTGCATTGGCTAAACTGTGATCTAATTGTGACTGCTGTGAGATGTTGTAGATTATCGCGAACTTTGATTTCTGGCGTAACACGTATTCTGGCAGCTAGCCCTCTATCAGTGAGGCCTATCTCTTCAAGGGCCACTAATGTGTATGATCCGGTCAACCCTGTGATTACTAAATTAGCACCAAGGGTTGGATACGTCGTCAAATCATTTATCACAATAAGTTTGCCAAAAGGAATGACATCTGCAAATCCGTTGCCTGTGACTGTGACTGTGGTACTGGCAGTACGGTATCCTAGACCGCGATTGATCCAACTGGTACTGCCTATAACACCATCAGCTGTTCGAGATTCGATGACTGCGTTGGTTCCATTGTTGGGATCAATAAACGTACATGAAGGTCCTTCTGTGTATCCTGAGCCTGGATCCCACAGTTTCACTGAGCGTATGATTCCAGAACTTAGTGTGACTCGTCCCAATGCTCGTGCACCTGTCTGTATTTTATTGAACTTATCTGTGTTGTCAATAGCTATCCACATTGGTGTGCTTTTGCCTGCTGTGGAATCTCTGGCATCCACATGTGGATTACCAAATGCCACGCTGACCCATTCTGCGGACGAAGCCAGGGTTCTTGATGTCCATACCACGCCATCTGCAGACTGAGCTGCATAATTAGTAGGCACTTCTACTGGATCTGCGAATACATCACGTCCGCCTGTGTCACCTATGGCAAAGAATACTCCTTGTGCATAGCGAATCTTCTTCCAGTTATGGGCTGAGCTGCCGTCTTGTGATGGCATGGTGGCTGGCAACCAGTCTGCGCCGTCGAAACTATAAGCAACATCGCCCGTGTTAGTTATAGCAACAAATCTGTCGTTACCGTAGGCAATGCTGACCCATGCTTTGGCACTGGAATCTGCGATCACGTCCATGATGAATACATTCCACGACCATGTGTTCAGTGTGGAATTGTATGTGCCCTTGGCCACAGTGTTTCCATTGTTGCCTAACACCACATACGTATTCTTTCCGTAGGCTATATCTGTCCATTCGTTGATAGTGGAATCACCTGATGGCAGAGTCACTGCCGACCAACTAGTTCCATTCAAACTATATGCTGCTGAATTTGAATCAGTGGCCACTGCGATGAATAACCCGCCGCCATATATAACTGAATTCCATAGTCGTGATGCCGGCATGGCTCGGGTTGTCCAGGTTATACCGTCGATTGAGCTAGCCGCAACATCACTGTCTAGACGTATGGCTACAAACAGATGATTGCCCACGGTAGGGTACTGAACTCTACCCGCTGCTAGACTCTTCCAATCGCCTGCGGTCGGCATATTAAACTGATTCCATTCAATGCCGTCTTCACTGTAAAGTGCAGCTGATCCGCCTGAAGCAACTGCTACAAATCTTCCGCTGGCAGCTTCGTTGTCTTCTCCTGTGCCGTAGGTTTTTTGTTGTGCAGCTAATATCGAGTTGGTGCTGTCGTCGCTGACATCATTGACTAGAATAATTAAATCATTAAGTGGAGTTGCGCCGCCTAGGAGATTACCATCAATGGTTAGTAGCTGCCCAGCTTGATATCCCGCACCACCGTTGTTGATAGTTAGAGTATAATCCCTGCCCTGCTTTACCACATCAAATGTGGCCAAGGCTGCTGCAACATCTACAGTTGTACCTGTGCCGGGCTCGTTAACTGCTATGCCAGTATAGGATTCGGTGGTATCACCGTAGATTATGTCTTTCCAGAGAGTACTAGTTGGTACAACGATCTCTTGTGCTGCATATGTAGGAGCTGAAAATATCACTCTGGGTTCTATTCTGTATGTAGTATTGGTCAGCAAAGGTACTGTGAGGGATTTGCCCGGAACCACGTGATCCCATCCTGGCTGATCATCTGATTCTCTGTATACTGTTACCACTTTAGATATATTGTCGTAGGCAGTGATATAGCCATACTGTCCTGTACCTGCTCCGCTGGTAAGAATTATACGCATGCCAAGATATTGTGTTATAGAATTTGCATCATTGGTAGCTATGGTAATAGTAGTAGCCGTGCCGGTCTGGGCGTTGTTCTGTACCAGGATGTACCCACCCCCTCCTATGGACTGCGCAATGGTTGCAGTGCCTGCATTGGCATCTAGGATCCTAGCTTCAAACACAGCATCATCTCGAAAATCTTCAAATACCACGCTGGCATTGACACCTGCTCCAGTAAATTCAGCTGTCGCACTGGAATAGTCTTGTCCTGCATTGGTCCACTCTAAAATCTGTATTTCGTCAACAAAGTCTCCGGCAAACGCTGCTGCCACTATGGCCTGCTGTGCTCTGGTATAGTTTCTTGCAACTTGCGGTACTTCAGTGGCGTCGATGCCGTCTGCAATTGCTCCGTAGCTACCGTATGAGCTGTTACCGTTGGTGGCTCGGATTACTCCACCATCTTGTGCCAAGTATCCGATGTGTGCATAGTATGAGAACACAGATACCAATTCAGCTCGGGCATTGTTCAACACCCATGCACCGATGCCATCGCTGAGTACTTGGGTAAAGTCATTAGACACTATAGATCTATTGCCACCACCATGCAAAGCGCCGTTGATTTTTTGTCCAACGCAGCCTGTGCCTATGGTGGTCACACCTTGAATATATGGAGAGCGGGTATCGATCCATGTGCGTGTGTCTGCAGTACCCCATCCTGGATCTAGTGACACATATGCGCCCCCTAATGGAAGTTGATATAATTCAAATGCCACCGGAGGACTCAGTGTTGACTCAAGACCTTTCAATGTGCAGTTTCTGATGCCTGTGGCATTTCTCACATAGAACATGTCTTCTGTGTCGGTACAACCTAGCACACTGTTTCTGTAGTATCTTGCTTCAAACAACGATTTATAATTACCGGTATAGATTATGTCATATTTCCAGGCGTCTATATATCTACGCACATTTGTTTTATATAACTCTATGTCGAATACGTATGCGGGGTATGTTGCCTGCATATACGCCACGGCTTCTGCAGCCAAGAATTCTTTGTTGGCTTCTAGTTGTAAAACAGTGTTGGCATATGTTTCAGTTGTTACCGCAGTGTTTGTGCCCACTAATGTTGGTGGTAAACCTGTTGAATTAATATAAAAATTAATATAGGATATCATGTTGGCAATTTTAGCCTGAATAGCTATTGCAGCAACACTGCTGGTAGCTCGAGGTTGTATCACTTCGTCATAAATTTGATTGCCGAGGGCATCATACTGCACAGGATTAAATGGCACAGATACTGACTCAGTTACGATTACAGGATCTAATATATTACCTGCAGATTTTGCAGGACTAATTGCTGTTCCTGCTACAATCGCCTGTATTACTCCTGAGAGTCTATTCAATACTGCAATGGTATAGAGACGATCTGTTGTAGATACTATCGATGGAGACGGTTTGATAGTTGTGGATCTCAATTCTGCGCCTAGGACCACAGTGTTGCGTGGTACTATGATAGGGGTAATCTCTACATATTCTCCCACTGCAACTTTAATAGTGGTGTTACCGGCAAACCCGTCATCCGCGTGTTCGCAGGCGTAGCGTATGGTTCTCCAAGGAAGGAACTGACTTGTACCACTTTCTGGATCTGTGTCATCATCAACACCATTTACACTCACATATCTCACTCTAGCAAGATCGCCCCAGTGTGCATAGTCAACTCCGTTTTGGTCGTTGACTATGACTACTTGGTCAGACTCTCCAATAGGTACAGATGTAGGGCCAAATGAGCTACCGTCTCCTTGCAATGTCCTTGAAAGATCAAAGGTCAGCAGATCTCCTCGTTGACTCATGCCAGACAGTTGGCCAGCCTGTAGAATTAGATCCCAATAGAAGAAACCCGATCCGTTGTCCCCTGGAAGATTTTGATCAGCAGCGGTGTGTTCAAAATTACAGGCATATGTGTTACCAAAATATACCACTATATCGTTGACACTATAGATGTTGTCTAGAGTCCATGAGCCGCGCCAAGATTGAGACGTGGTAACTACTTCCCAATTTCCTGCATCTAAATAATCCAATGAACTGCCATCGTTGGTGGTATCTGCTGTGGCTACATAGAGATTTCCTCCTCGTCGCACAACATCGCCAATTTTATAATCAACATCTGAATTCCATGTACCTACAAAATTCACTGCCTTGGATAATAGTGTCCAGTTTGCAGTGTCTTCTACTGGGCTTATACTGGCGTAATTGTTAGCGGCAGCTACATAGAGATATCCACCATGTCTAACTATGTCTCCGACAGCGTAGTAAACTGTGATGGTCCACGAGTTGTAAAAATTCTGTCCAGAAAATTCTGTGACAAAGTTAGCATTTGTTATATATGATGTTGCAACATGTCCTATAGTGCAACGTAATACGCTTCCACCGTACTTAACTAAATCGTTAGCACGATATCTTGTAGCTGCGGTCCATGCGCCAGCATAGGCTATACCTTCGTAATAGACCTGCCATAACTCGCCTGTGCTGTCATCTTGAGTATCATTGTTACCTATCTCTAATCCTAACGCTGTAGTTGACGATGTATGTCCTACTATGCAACGATAGACCACTCCGTTGTATCTTGCTATATCTCCGATGCCGTAGCGTGTGGCAGGAGCCCATGCTGATCGCCAATTGTCTGCAGAAAGATACACGGCCCAATTTGCTAAGCCGGCATCAAATGTGGCTGCTGAAGTATGGCTAGCAACGCATAGATATATCACTCCGCCATATAAAGCAAGATCGCCTGGATTATATAAAGTAGTGATAGCCCAAGCAGCTCTCCATGCGTAGCCGTCGGTCATTTTCAGCCAGGCAGGTGTTGGCGCTGTGTCGTTTTCGTTGGCTAGATATATTTGATCAGCGGAAAATGTTGCAGCGGTGTGTTGACGTTGGCAGATCCATGTAGATCCGCCGTATCTTATCACATCATCACGATTGTACACCGTGGTTGTACTCCACGAGTTTCTCCATGTATATCTAATTCTACTGATTCTAAATTCTGCCATAATTTATTCCGTTTTAACTTGAATGTCCGGTAGGATAGGTGTATCCCTGATTTATTCTTTGTGTTAGTCTTCCCTGATTGTCGATGTAGTACAACATGTTTCTGTTGTCCCAGCGATATTGAGTCCACACCAAATTATCATATTCCACTTCGTGATCTTGTGTGATGCCGTCAAAATAGTCAATCCCTGGTTCAAAATCTTCAAAGTTTTCATCTGGTGCGCCGGGAAGATTTAATTCGATGCTGTCTTTGTCCTTGAGTTGATCACTTCTTAAAAGAAACAGTTCTCCGTCTTGATTCCTGCGCAGGGCATACCAATACCTTGGTGAATCTCCTAGTGCTTCATCTGGGCTTTGACCTAAATAATATGGGCTTGGCATAATATATCCTTATGATATTTCAACATAGCTGATCACAACATCCACGCTGTCCTCGGTATCTGTTTCAATCCGAATTCCCGATGTTGCAGGTAAAATTAATTTTTCACCTTGTGTGATAATTTTGGCCGTAGTGTTAGGCGCTATGATAATACCTCTCACATAGGTAGCTTGCGTAGAGTTTTCGTCAACTACATACATGTTGACAACCACAGTGTCATAGTCAGTGACGTTGGCAATATTACAACCAATCACAGTGGCTCTAACTCCTTCTTGAATCTGTAACACATCTACCGGTGTAATACCTACTGATGTTGTGACTGCGTGTCTAAATAGGGTTGGCATTTTATTTTTATCCTAGTGCAATAGCAAATGATGCTGAAATGTCGTTGGCACCAACTTCTGAAACAGCTCCTGATGCACCTGCTGGAGATGCCCATGATATACCGTCCCATATTTCTAAAGCCTTTGAGTTTGTATTATATCTGGTCATACCCAACACTGCATATGCAGTTGGGCGCTCTGCGTCGTTGCCCCTAGGTGGAACAAAACCGTTGGTGCCTTGTATCTTGAAATATCCTGTGCCGCTCTGTGCTATTTGTGTAATTGCATTTGTAGACACATTTGTAATAACATTATCTACTATACGGAAATTGCCTAATATCACCCCACCCGCACCGTTTCCGTCAATGTAAAGATCCTGACCAGTAGTAGTAGTGATTTCGTTGTCACGGAACATCAGGTTTCCAACATCCAGCGTTGGAACATTTAATGCAGTTGTAAAAAACTCATTAACGTAAATAGCTCGCCATCTATATGTGGCGGATCCTAAATCGTAAGTGTTATCAGTTTCTGGTACTAGATCACTGCGAATGCTGGCGTTGATCACAATGTTGTCTGTGAGAGCATCACCAATGGTTATATTACCACCGATGACTATATTTCCAGTGGCATTAACATTGCCTGATACCACGAGATTTCCGGTGATGTTGGTATTGGCTATGATGTTAACTGTGCCTGAGCCGTTGGGATCAATTTCTATCGAGCTGTTGCTGACAGTGGTTGATATGATGTTGCCCTGCAATTGTAGATCGTCTATCTGCAGTCTTGAATGATAAACTGTGGCTTCGCCTGCTGCTGCTGCAAAATTTATGGTGCTGGAATCACTGGTGATTGTGTTACCAGTGAAGTGTAGGTTTCCGATATTTAATTGATTGTCTACGGTGATATTTGTAGACCGGGTGTGTCCGTTGACATCGAGGTCAACCGTAGGGGTCGCTGTGCGTATTCCGATTCGAGAATTCACAACATCTAGATAGAGTAAGTCTGTCTCGAATGCCAAATTTTCGCCTGCGCGAAGAAGATTTGACTTCAAGAGCTGACCGGAAATGCGACCGATAGCCATTAGCTCTCCAATTTACCCGGTGTTACACCGTTAACCAGATTCTCAGCTTGCGCTCTTTGCCGGTTTACCGCAGTCGAATCCTGCAAAAATGGTCTTTTCTGCAATTAAACTTATTTATCAATTTTGGCATTATCCCAGTATAGCACTGTATATAAATCCAAGATCTTCCATGAACTGTTGCGTGACAAGATCGCCGCCGCCGGTGGCTATCAAATACACTGAGCCATCATAACATTCGAGATATTGTTCAGTGACATTCCATCGAGTTTCGCCTAGTTCAGGACTTGCAGGTCGTTGTCCAGATGTACCTGCAGGGATCACAACACCGTTGTCTCCCATAAATCTTGTGTACCCGATCCCAGTACTGACAAAAGTTAGAGGTGTATTTAAAAGATTGGTAATATCGTTGTTCTGCCATTGTGTGGCTTCTATGCGTGTGATACCGGTAAACGGCAATAATCGCACGTCATCATTGCTCTGCGTGGCTGATATTTTATTAATTATTCCATCAAGAGTTAATTGATCACTGATTGTAGCGGACAACGGTACGATGCCGCTTCCGGGCCATGCACCAGTTGTGATATAAGTCCAATCGGGTGCATGAGATTGACTCCAACGTCTTGCAGTAGAATCACCTGCGTCGGCTCCCATAGCAAATGTAAGATCATCTCCAGGTATAATACTCTGTGTGAAATCAGTGTTTATGGTCACGGTGTCAAATGTTTGGTTATCACCAAAGGTCAGTGTGCCTTGATTTGAGAGATTGCCGCTGATATTAATATTTCCGCTGACTGCAAGATCCCCGGTGATGTTGGTATCGGCTCTTAACTCTACTGTGCCAGAGCCATTGGTGTCTAACACTATGTTGCTGTTAGATATACTAGATATAAGATTGCCATCTAGGATAAGATTGTCTGTGCCAAGTCTATCATGAAAGATGTCACCGCTGCCGTTGATATACACATCAATGCCGCCCACGCTGGTAGAAATAGTGTTAGGAGCATTAAAACGCAAATTACCCGGAGCAAGTTGAGTGACTGCTGTGAGATCATCGGTGTAAATGTTGTTGTTAACATCAAGAGTGTAAACAGGAGACGAGTCTCTTATACCAATCTGTTGATTGGTTACATTAAGATACAGTAGATCAGTTTCAAACGCAAGGTCAACACCGGCACGTAACAGATTATCTGTGAGTACCTGTCCACCTATGCGCCCCAATTGACTCATTGTTAGTTGGCGTATCCGTAGTATACAGTTACGTAGACTGGATTGCCGCCTCCTCCGGTGTTTGGTATTGCTGATGTAAATGAAAGGTAATATCCAGCAACTCGCACTTTACCTGTGCCTGTGGGTGTTCCGCCACTTTTTGTAAATACCGTTCCTACTGTGTTAGCACCTGCACCAGAAGTGGTGAAGTCCGTGGTTCCAACTGCGGTGATCACATAATCAGTACCGTTGTTGGCACTGCTCAATGCCGTGGCATTGATTTCAGCACCTGTTCCTGTGGCTGAAGGATTTTGAGATATACCAAAGTTAGTGGTAGAAATCTGCATGACGTTTTCTACCAATACCAACACATTGTCTGCACTGGCAGCATATGATGGTGCATAAGTAGTGTTTAACGGTCCAAAAATAGTACTGGTACCGTCTCCTGGACCTAGTGTTTGTTTGGTAATAGCAGCACCAAATGGGCTGGCCACTGTGACCCACGCTCCTCCTACATAAGCTTCTAGTGCAGGAATAGTTGTGTTATATCTAATAGTGCCGTTGGCATCTGTGGGCTGTCGTACACTGGTCAGCTGTGGACGTTGTGCTGTTGTGCCTTTGGGCAGCATCATGCCTCCGTTGGCGTTGACTACCACTCTGTTGCCCGGTCCATTACCGGCTGGGTAATAGATCAACGCACGATCGTTGATGCTGAACTGCGAAATATTTTTGGTCTTTAAGAATTTCATACTGCTAGAACACTCACAGTAACAGCCAACCTCGCAGCCGTTGAGGTACCAACCCATATAGCATCACCACTGGCTGTCACTATGCGTTCTTCTGAGAAAAACACAGTTTCGCCTGCAGGCACAACTAGGCTGTTAACCACAAGATTACCAGGTCCATAACTCAGTCCGCTGCGAACCACATAGATGTTAACTGTAACTGAATTAGTTGTTTCGTCTGCTGGATCCGGTGCTGCGGTGTTGCACAATGCTATGGTGGTCACAGCGTTTTCTCTACCTGTGACACCGCCTGCAATCGGAGCACCTGTGGTTGAACTGGTAAAAACTTTTACAGGAACTGTGACGCTGCTGGAATCTATCAGTGATAGTGTGCCTTCTGGATTTTCATAATTTCTTATCATAGTCGTCTCTTAAAATAGCATACTGAATACCAGTGCTTTGTTTTTACTTATCAGCTCGCCGTTCTGTCTAGCAGTTTCTGCGCTGTCATTGACAAAATATACACCCGAGGTGCCTGTGCCTGGCTCGGCTGCATATACTAGAACATTATTTGAAACATAACTAGGGACGGTGCCGATTTTTTCAAACTGTATGGCATAATTTGTATGTAGTTTGCCTGTTCCTTGAGTTCTGATAAAGATGTTTTCATTGGTTATTCCAGCACGACTGGTGATCTCATTGCGATCCAAGCCACCACCAATTTCTAAATCGCCGACCTCAAACCTATTTGCATAGAACTGTCCGACTAGAGCATTGTCTACTATTATTGAAACTGCGCTCTCACCAAAGGTGTTATAACTAGTAGTTGCTGTAAAATATGCCAGAGATCCAGCTTGGCCTGAAATGTTAGGTGTTATTTCTTTGTCTGCAATAACCACTCTGGTATCTTGACTCTGAGGTGCTACGATCTGAAATGTGGGATTATTTTGAATTGCATCATCAACAAATTTCTTGTTGGGAACATCATCATCATCTGTCACTAATGTTTCGTATCCAGATCCGCCTCGATCACCAACCTTAACTACTCCTGTTCCTGTGCCTATCAGTGTAAGGTCACCCGAATCTGTTGTAGAATTAGTTAGTATTTGTTTAAGGCGGAGACTGCTGCTATCAAAGTTAAACGGTCCCGGTGCTGAGCCATGTGCTAGAATCCAGGAGTCAGTGCTTTCATCATAGAGAAAGCTGGCGTTGTTCTGCGGTGATACTGTGGTGGTGTTGCCACGTTCAATTTCAATACCAGAATATCCTAGCGTGACACCCGGGCCAACTTCTCCAGTGTTCAGCGATATAATGTTGTCTTCAATGGCTAAGTTGGTGGCACTAACATTAACAGTATTACCTTCTACCACAAGATTACCAGTTACTCGTACCGAACCTCCACTCACAGCAGGGCCAGTGTCAAGTGTTATCTTGGCACCATCACCTGCTCGAATGTTGTAGTCACCACTGACTCTGAGAAACTGTCCCATTAAACTTCCTTGATTATGGTGTCGTTAAAGAAAGTATGCTGGTCGTAGAGTCGTTGGTTATTGTCCATTTGTATCTTGTGCCGTTATAATCTACAGCGATCTTGTTGGTCAACTTGGCTATTCTTATACCCTGGCCGTTGAATTCGCCCATGATGCTCATTTCATTTGCACCTAATGCACCGTCTGCCGCATTTACTAATTGGCAAACTCCTACATTGCCTGTGCCTGCGCCGCCTGGTAATACTGCTGTACCGTCTTTGGCATCGTTGACTAAAAATCTCTTCGATGAGCGTTGGCGTAAGATATAACCTACTGCAGATTCTGCATTTGATCCTACTTGGCAGTTTACTGTGATGTTAGTACCATCAGTTAATAAACCAAAAAATTTCTTGTTTAGTGGACGTCCCATTTTGTTTCTCCTTAATTTGACGTTCTAGGTCTACGCGGCGGGTACCGCATAATAAATTCTAGATACTTTATTTATCCGCGTTAGTATTGCGAAGGCCAGACAAAATTTTCTTGTGTTATTTTTTCTGCTTTACAAAAAACTGATGATTTTAGTGGTATTACGCCAGCTCTTTTTATCTCTTTTAGATTTTGAACGCATTGAGATCGATCAAGTATGCATAAATCATGTATGTTAAATCCATTTTTTTTAAATCCATGATCGTAAAATAAAGGATTGAAATTAAAATATCCATGATTAATTCTGCTTATCGGATTTGAGTGGAGAGAAAATCCTCCAACTTTTACCATTCGGCATACATTTTTAAATGCCTGAGATATGTTATAACAATGTTCCAGTGTCCCACCGTCTAGGATAAGATCAAAATATTCGTAATATTGTTGATCAATTTCGTGATTTAAGTCAACTATTATTTCGTTGCCTCTATGTTGCTTAACATCTAAAATATAAAGTTCGTAATTGTATTGTTGAAAAATAAAATAAGGATCGTAAATAAAAAAATTTGTGTCTCTTTTGTGTAATCTACGTATATCTGCATGATATGCGTCTTCGGGAATTTTTTCAATGAAACTATCGTCGTATATTGTTTGCAAAAAATCTTTATCAAGAAGCAAATCTGGATGTCCCAACGATAATACTTTTTTCTTTGATTTTGTATCATTCCGTGATATCACAGAATGAATGTTTTTAAAAAAATAATTTTCAATTCCCATAATTATCCTTTACTTAATAGAACCATTAGCTCTAGTTTTTCTACTGTAGATATTACTACGTTAATAGTGTCAATCTCTTGTTGTGCTTTTTCTAAGTAGCTGCGATTTTTGGTCTGTCTGTACATGACCATTATTTTACTGTGCGCAGTAACATGCAGATTTATTATTTTTTCAATGCGCTGTACATCATGGACAAACATAGGAAAGCGATGTCGCCATACACTAAACTGTTCACGAAGTTGTTTAAAATCCTTGTCTGATTCTACTTTCATCCTGCTATTTAAGTCAAACAAAAAGGCCCCGAAGAGCCTTTTTGAACTTTCACTACACGTATTACGGATTAAGCAAAACGTAGGTTAGCGGATGTTACAGCAACAGTCGCTAGGTAGTCACCTGCATTACCTAGAGAAGAAGCTGTGTTTGTCAACTCAACATAACCATAACGTGTCATGAATGACACGACTGGTTCGAAAGTTGCTGGGTCAAGAACAACTCCACTGCTCATCAATGGAATGTATGGGCAATAGAATGCTGCTGCATCAGACTCAGAACCACCTTTGTAACCGATAAGAACGTTGTCGTTCTCAGCATATGT